TCAGCGACTGTCCACTTCCCAATCTGGCACCAAGAAATCAGAGACATCATCGTCCTGAAAAATAATAAAGGAACAGAAGATAATAGGGTAAGAAAACTTGACTACTCCATCCAGATTTCAAAACTTTTCTATGAGCGTTTCATCCAGAATGGAGAAATTAGCTTGTTCTCACCGCATGACGTACCAGGTCTGTATGATGCTTTTGGTACTGATGCATTTGATGCTCGCTATGTGGGTTATGAACAGGATCAGTCTGTTCCAAGAACGACTGTTGGAGCACAAGAACTTTTTCTGGACATCTTGAAAGAGAGAGCAGAAACTGGTAGACTGTATATCATGAATATTGATCACTGTAACAGCCACTCTTCCTTTACCGATAAGGTTGAGATGAGTAACCTGTGTCAAGAGATCACTCTTCCTACCAAACCACTGAACCACATTGATGATGAAAATGGGGAAATTGCTCTCTGTATCCTTTCTGCTATTAATATTGGTAAAATTAGGGGCACTGAGGATCTTGAAAGCCTCTGTGATCTTGCTGTTAGGAGTCTTGATGAACTTATTGATTTTCAAGGATATCCCATCAGAGCAGCAGAAATCGCCACCAGGGCACGTCGTTCACTTGGAATAGGTTATATTGGTCTGGCACATTATCTTGCCAAGCACGGTGCCTCTTATCAGGATCCTGAGGCATGGAAACTGGTTCATGATCTTACTGAGGCATTCCAATATTATTTGATTCGTGCTACAGTAGATCTTGCTAAAGAGAAAGGTGCTTGTGAGTATAGTGGCCGAACAAAATATGGTCAGGGAGTTCTTCCGATTGATACATATAAGAAGGATGTAGATGAAATCGTACCGAATGAGCTTCACTATGATTGGGAGTGTCTTAGAGACGATGTCATCCGATATGGAGTACGGAACTCAACACTGTCGGCACAGATGCCTTCAGAGAGCAGTTCCGTTGTGTCAAATGCCACAAATGGAATCGAACCACCTAGAGCGTACTTGTCCACTAAAAAGAGCAAAAAGGGAACCCTTAAGCAGGTTGTTCCGCAATACACAACTCTTAAAAACAATTATACGCTTCTTTGGGATATGGAGTCCAATAATGGTTATATTAATATTGTTGCTGTGATGCAAAAGTTCTTTGATCAGGCAATTTCTGGAAACTGGAGCTACAATCCCCAAAATTATGATAATAATGAAGTTCCTGTTTCAGTGATGGCACAAGATTTACTTAAAACATATAAGTATGGATGGAAGACTTCTTATTATCAAAATACATATGATAATAAGAATGACGAACTTGAAGAACAAAAATCAGAATTAGAAAGTTTAATTAGTCAATTAGAAACCGCCGAGGAGGAAGACTGTGAGTCTTGTAAAATTTAAGAAAGATTCAGTGGACAACAAAAATACAACGGTCAGTCAAATGACCGTCTTCAATCCAGAACAAGTTGATAGAAAGAAACAACCCATGTTTTTTGGAAAACCTTTGGGAGTTCAAAGATATGATTCGTACAAGTATCCAGTTTTTGATAAATTGACGACTCAACAACTTGGATACTTCTGGAGACCAGAAGAAGTATCACTACAGAAAGATCGTGCGGACTATCAGACACTACGCCCAGAGCAAAAGCATATTTTTACCAGCAATCTTAAGTATCAGATCATGCTGGATTCTGTACAAGGGCGCGGTCCTGGGATGGCTTTTATCCCTTACTGCTCATTACCTGAACTAGAAGCATGTATGGAAGTCTGGGGATTCATGGAAATGATCCACAGTCGTTCATATACATATCTCATTAAGAATGTTTATTCAGATCCTTCAGAGGTATTTGATACCATTCTGACTGATGATCGTATTCTTGAACGTGCCACTAGTGTGACTGAAGCATATAATGAGTTTATTAATAGTGCTCAACATTATGGAACATCCAATGATTGGCAACATGCATTAGAAGAAGTCCCATCCGCACAAGAAACAAGGTATGAACTCAAGCGCAAACTCTTCAGAGCAATTGCAAACGTTAATATTCTTGAAGGTATTCGCTTTTATGTCAGTTTCGCTTGCAGTTTTGCATTTGGCGAACTCAAGCTTATGGAAGGAAGTGCAAAAATCATCTCTCTGATCGCAAGAGATGAAAATCAACACCTGGTAATTACCCAGAACATTCTAAATAAGTGGAGAGACGGTGATGATCCAGACATGAAGAAGATCTCCAAGGAAGAAGAACCTTGGATGATTAATACATTCAAAAATGCTGTAAATCAGGAAAAACTTTGGGCAGAATATTTGTTCAAAGACGGATCTATGATTGGTTTAAATGATAAACTGCTTCAGCAGTATGTTGAATGGATTGCCAATCGCCGTATGAAAGCAATCGGTATTAAACCAGTTTATGACATTTCTGCAAAGAACAATCCACTTCCTTGGACAGAGCACTGGATTTCTTCTAAAGGACTCCAAGTTGCCCCACAAGAAACTGAAGTCGAGTCCTACATCGTTGGAGGAATCAAACAAGATGTCAAAGGAGACACCTTCGCGGGATTTAGTCTATGATAGTATGAGGACATATAGAGAGGCAGCATTGTCTGATTCCTATATGTTCGGTGAATATGATGGATATCAAGCATACAAGGGGGACGAGTAGTCCCTCTTTTTTTATAAATATCCATATATGGATATAATATAAGGAACAATGTCCCTGTCTCAAAAACAATTTCATGACTTCAAAAAAGTCTGTGAAGAATTTTACGAACCAACAGAAGACCTCAATGAAGAACTGTTTGATGATATTTGTGATGAATTAATTGATGAACTCATTGAGGAAGGTTATTCTGAAGAAGATGCAGTCTTAATGATTGAGGATGCTGCTAATGATTATATTGATGAAGCAAAGGTAACTTTCGGACATGATACCCAAGCAAAAAGAGCGTCTGGTGCTCCTGTGGGTGCCCGAAGAAGGTTTGCCATGAGGAAGGCAGGAGACGCCATGAAGAAGGCAGGAGATGCCGTCAAGGGTGCTGCTGACAGAGCAGTTGGAACTGCCAAGGCTGCCAAGGCAGGTGTTGAGATTGCTGGTACTATCGCCAAGGACGAGATGGGAAGAGCAGGTAGAAAGGCAGCACACAGTGCCACTAAGGCAGCAGATGCCGTTAAGAGTGCTCCTGGTAAGGCAAGGGATAAGGCAAAGAAAGGCATCAAAGGATTCATTAAGCGTCAGGCAGAGAAGGTCGTGAAGCGTATGAGTGAAGAGAATGTAGAAGAACTCTACAAGGGTAAGCACGGTCAGACTGATAAGCAGTATGCTGATTCTCGCTCTCAAGGTGGCAAGATGGTTTCTGGTGACTCTAAGATGAGTGGTGCTGAATACACTCATGGACGTAGAGTAAAGGCAGCAAACCCTGGAATGCAACCTGATGTAGGTGGTAAGACCAAGCCTAAGTCTCAGGGTAAAATGGATAAAGGCACCCGTGCCGATCTTGAGTATCGTAAGGCAAATCTTAAGAAAGAAGAATTAGAAGCGACTGGATTGTTCTCTGAGAAAGAAATTGCTGCTATATTGGAATCTGATAATCAGGTTGATGAAGCAATGAGTTCTTATGATCGCAATCGTAAAAGAGCAGCACAAAGAGCAGCAGATAGAAATGCTGCCAGAGCTGCTGGTAAAACTGGTGTAGTTCCTGGTGTTGGTTATGTATCTCCTAGAAGGGAGAGAGAAACTTATGTTGACTCGGCAGGAACAACCAGACATAAGTCTGGGGCAAAGATGCCGAAAGACTGACATAATTCTTCAAGGGGGTTGACAAGACCCCCCTTTTTTATTAGAATACCTTTGTTAGGGTTGATGGATATATAATAAGAGCTTAAACAATATGAATGGATTCATATGAAAACCCATGGATATATTTGGACAGACCTTTTACTGGGGATGATGTTCGGGACTTTTTTGGCTTTGTGTATCTCATTACCAATAAGTCCAACAAACGACAGTACATTGGGAGAAAGTACTTTTGGGCGTTTAGAACGCCGGTAGGAAAAAAAAGAAAAGTAAAAATAGAATCAGATTGGAAGAAGTATTATGGTTCTTGTCCAGAGTTAAAGGAAGATGTTAAAAAGTATGGTAAGGAGAACTTCAGTAGAGAAATACTGAGTCTTCATAAAACAAAGGGAACTTGTAATTATGAAGAAACAAAGCAATTATTTTTAAATAATGTTCTGAGTGAATCCCTTGACAACGGTGTCCCGGCGTACTATAATAGCAATATTCTCGGACGCTACATGCGGAAAGATTATGGTAACTTTGGAAGACACCCTGAAAACGACTCATGATTGGGCAGTTGATAGACTGCACACTCTCTGTGAAACCGAGACTGATGATGTGCTAAAATCAATTGAAGATGCTTATGCAATTCAATGTGAGTTTGCCGAATGGTTAAATCCAAATATTAATGATCACGAAATTTTTTCACTAGAATATCTTGGAGATGATTAATTTATGTTAGAACTTCTTGCCTCACTTACACTTGTTGATTATCAAAACCTGGCAACAGTTGTTCAGGTAGAAGCACATCCAAATTCTGCAGATGAATATTGTGTTGCTGCTTCTGTACTAAATCGTGTACTTTCTGATAAGTTTCCCAATACGATTTCTGGAGTAGTATTTGCTCCAGGTCAGTATCAAGGATTAAATTATAATTCCTATATAGTTCCAGATCCTAGATTGATTAACAAACTAAGTTCTCCTAGTGGTAATAAAAGTATTGCCTATTGGTCAAAGATTCTAAATGGAAGAACAGATTTCAAAGGACAATCTATGTTGGGATATAGAGTACCATCTCAAGATCCCATGTGTCACTCTAAAGGAAATTTCTATCACTATCACTGGCAATGATTATTCAAAAACTTAAAGAGACAATCGGTATTTTTAGTAGAAAACAGGCAACTAGTGTTAACTGGCCAGAAGTAACAGAAAATATTGAATTAGAAGCACCATTAGTTGAATGTGAGTCAGGACATTTTACTCAAGGATATGGATCATATACCGGTATTCCGGCACCTGTATATCTTGAAGATGATGAATGGTTTGGACCTGCTCCTGTGAAAACAGAAAAGCAACTTGATTATATGGAACAAGAGATAGAAATGAAACGTCAGGAACGAGAAGAAAATTTTTCTATTGAACCTGATGATATTCACCAAAAAATGTATGAAATCGTGACACAAAATCAAAACACTACTCTACATTTAAATCCTCCTGGAGGATCTGAAAACTTTCATGAAGGTCCTGGTGGTTGGAGTTCTGGAAATGGACGAGAGCAATTCTTATGAATGAAGATTGGCGATATAGTGAAGAAAAACTTGCTCTCCGTGAACAATCATTAAAAGTTCTTCTTGCTAAATATGGTGGACAAATGGAAGGAGTTATTCCAAAATATACAACTCAATCAATGTATGAATGTGCTCATGATTGGGTTTCACAAGGTAATGTAAGCACTGCTGGTATTATTAGTTATTACAAGGCATATTATTCATGAAAAAAATTATTGCATCTTTGATTGCTACTGTAGCAATTGTTCTTCCTTCTCATTCAGATCCATTACAAGATAAAGATTTTAATACCATGCATTCAATGGGATGTATGCTTCTTAGAGAATGCACTAAAGATGTTCACAAAGTCGAAAGTATTGCTACTATTGCTGATGCTTATCCCAATAGTAGTTATGATTCTATTACTAGTGAATTCCACAGAATGCTTGTCTCTTTGGAACAAGTCGGAGTTAATGTGTTTCTAGCAGATCAAAAATATTTTCCTGTTGGACATCGTGGTGTTTATCATACTGTAGGAAATAATTTCTTCCTTAATAAGGCATTCATGCATCGTCCACATGTTCTTATGAGTGTGATGCGTCATGAGGGATGGCACGCTGCACAGGATTGTATGGCAGGAACTATTAATAATAGTTTTATTGCCGTCATTAAACCCGAAGAAGAGGTTCCTAAGTTTTGGCGTAATATGGCAGAACGCACCTATCCCAAGTCAGCAGTACCATGGGAAGCAGAAGCAACATGGGCAGGTAAAACGGAAGGTATGACTGCTGCTGCCCTTTCTGCTTGTGCAAGAGGTAGAATGTGGGAGGTTTATGAACCAACTCCACTAACTAGAAAGTATCTTGTTGACAAGGGATTTATTACTAAATAAAAGAGCCTTGTGCCTCTTTTAAATGACAGATTCAAACCTGCCTACAAAAAAAGAGGAAACCAAAAAGGATAAGTTTGAGTGGGCTGATGAGGGTGTTTCTACCTTAGTGAGAGTTGTTATATTAAGTTGGTCAGCAGCAATTCTGACTCTTAATTATGTAACTGTTCCTGGTATTCCTCAAAAAAACATAGATCCGACTTTTATAGCCAGCGTATTTACCGGAACATTAGCTACTTTTGGGGTTCAACCCGCTAAGAAAAAAGATGAAGAATCAAAAAAATCTGAAGATAAAAAAGAAAAAGTAGAATGAGGTCAATGAATCATGACTTGGACTCCACATCACATGCAAGATAATCAAGAAAAACAAACCCCCAAACCATCTGTGAACCCATTTAAGTGGGTTCTACTTGGTGTTGGGGGTATAGTTGCAGTTGCACATATTGGTATACTTGGACATATGATGAAGATTACCGAAAAGTATGCTGATAAACCTCAATACCCCAATATTAATCTTCCTACAGGAGAATACTCATCTTATGATGTAAAGGTTGATAAAGAAGGATATAAGTTAAGATATAATGCAAATGATCCTAAAACTCTTACAACCACTAAGAGTTTAAGTCTTGATAAGGATCATAAAGAAAAGGGATGGTTTGGTAAAACTTCTGAAGGAAGTGAAGTTCGTAGTGAATATACTACACATGAATATACAATGGAAGGATATAAAAATCTTCAGGGGGGTGAAAAATCAAAAGAGGGAAAGTTAAGTGCCGAAAAATTAGCGTGCATCAAGGCGGAAGGTTCTGGACAAAGTACCGGTGCAATGGTAGGCTCTAGTATGACTGCTGGTATTGCTCCTGCACTAACTGCTATTCCTTATGTTGGTTGGTTAGCAGCAGGTTGGGCAGTGATGTTGGGTCAGAATGTTGGTGGTGATATTGGCGGAGAAATAGCAAAAGAAGTTAGTGGATGCTAACATTTTGTATTAGGA